AAGACTCAAAGTTTTTAGGTGGTTTTTGATTATTTCTTTGATCAATCATCTCGCTTTGTTGAGTTGCTTGAATTTTTGTTCTTTCGTCTTTACGATCTTCTTTTTCTTTTTCTTTATTTTTAACAGCTTCAGCTTCCATAGACTTGATTTGCATGTTCATTTGAAACTCTAATTGCATCAACTCTTTTTTGTACTGAACTTCTTGAGCTTGTTTCTGTGCGTTTAACTGAGCTTTCATTTGTTCTAACTGTCCTTCAGCTTGCATCATTGCTTGTTGTTTTTGCATTTCCATTTGAGCAGAAGCTTGTTGGCTTTGTATATTAGCTTGAGACTGTGCTTGGATATTTTGCTGTTGCATTAACTGATCTTTTTCTTGTTTTTGTTTTCTACGTATTTTAAGAAGTTGATTAGCAAGTTTAATGTTTTTAATTTCTCTAAGGTCTATAGCATCTTCAAGCTCTATGTTTTGTTGAGCTAAAGCTTGTTGTATATTATTCTCTAGTAACATTTTTTCTTCTTCGTCTGGTTGTAACTCTATAAATATACCAAAGTCGTACATGTGCAGCTCAGACATTTCTTTTAAAGTAGAAACGTTGTGATTACCTATTTGTTGAATGAAAGCGTTTGCAGTAGGAGAATACTCTAATATATCAGATATTCTTAAAGATAAACATTCTGCAACTTCAGATGTTAAAAATAAACCAGACTGCAATATATGTCTTGTTGCTGTATTAGAATTAGCAGCAGCTAGCTTTTGAACACCCACCAAAGCGTTTTTATCTGGCATACTACCATCTCTAGCTTCGTTAAGACCAGTTACATCTCTAATCATTTGCATGTAGTAATTGTAGTTACCAATTAAAGCTTGCATTTTATTACCACCAGAACCTGATTGTATTTCTTGAATAGGTACTTTGCCTGGATTCATATCACCTTCAGATGTCATTGATCTACCAATAACAGAACCTGTTTGGAAAAACATATTCAATGCTTCTTGCGGGTTGTAATTTGTACCATTACCTAAATCTATTTCAGCTAAACCATCAGCATCTAAATAAACACCGTCTGGCACCATACGTGATAACACTTGTTGTAGTTTTAAATGTGTAAGCTGTATCATATCAGCAAAACCAGTAACACGTTTAACTAAAGACTCTATTCTACCTTTGTAAATTCTAGGCGCCGTTATAGCATAATTCATTTTAACTTTAGTAAAATCACTTTTTGGCCTCATCATGTTTCTAGCCATTTCCCACTTAAGCAATTTATTAGTACCTAGAACCATAGCTCCATCATACAAGCACTCTATAGACCTGTGCAGCTTGCCAAAACCGCCTTCCATTTCATTAGGCGGGTTAAAATTATCATCTTTAGGTATTATTTTATCACCACCACTACCTGTTTCTTTAACTTTATACACCTCGTTCATGTAAGTCTTGTAGTTAAAATACAAAACTTGAATAGCATTAGTATCTTGTTCTACTGAGTTGTTACCAGTTTTACTATAATTAGATTTAGTATAGTTTTTATTTTTAGATATATCTTCTAGCTCTTCTTGAGTTAAATGAGGAAATTGTTTAGCTAATTCGTTTATTGGTATTGATTTAACCTCGCCTACGTAATATATATCGTCAAAGTAAGGAGAGTTTGTGTGAGAGTAAACTAAATCAGCTGGATCAACATATTCAACTATAGCTCCTTCAGAAGTATTGAAAGATGTTTTTACAGCTCCAATACCTAAAACTGTTAAATCGTAATAAAATCTTTTCTTTGTTAATTCGTACCTACTACCTTCAAGCAAAGTATTTATAGCTTGTTCTTCTGCTATTTCTACAGCTTGTTTGTAAGTTAGTTGCATATGTAAATCTAATTCTTCTTTAGATTCTGGTAAATCTTCTGGGTTATTTTCGTAAATATCTAAACCTGTGTTTTCTTGAACAAAATCATTAATATCTCTAGACTCTATATCATCAAGCATTGATTGCATATACTCTAGTCTTTTACCAGCACCGTATGGATCTTGAGAGTATGCTTTTATATCGTAAGTTCTTTCAGCAATACCATTAACTACTATATCTACAAACTTAGGTATAATAGGTACTGGTTTCCAGTCTAAATTAAGATAAGATAAATCACCATTGATTGATAATTCATCTTTGTATTTTTGTATAGACTGTTCACCTCTAGCATAAAGTCTTAGTTTATGAAAATCATTTTGATTACTTCTATATCTATTTGAACCTCCGTCAGTATAAAACCATTCAGCCTCAATAGCCTTAGCTACTTTTAAACCATAATCATAGCTCATTTTCTCTATGTCGCTTACAACTTGAGATGGAAAATAACTTTTTACAACCATATTTATTCTTTGATTAATTTAGACGTACTGCCTTTGTTTGCGTACTTAGCAATACTTAAGTTTAGTTTAGGTTTTTGTGTTGGTGCATTTGGTCTGTAAAGATGTCTATTGTTTGCCATTATAGCAAGTCCAGAGCTAATAGAAGCATCATGTTTTGTTCTTTTGTTTATATCAAATTTAGCCCAGTCATTTAACAACTCATTAAAATAACAATCACCAAAAGTTCCATCTTGCTTCATGCCCACGTGAGACTGTATGTACATTTCAATTGCAGCAGCGTGAGCTTGTTTTATATCTTCGCTTGAGTTAGGTATTCCACCAACTTCTTTTTCCGCTACAGATAACTTG